ACCCAGAACCATTGCACTTGAAGCACTTTGATCCAGTCACATCGTTGAATGAATGGTGTCCAGTTGCGCCACAGCGCGAGCATTCATCAAGCGGGAAACCATGCTTGTTGAAAATCTCCCCATCTATTACTTGCACTTCCATAACCATCTTGCGCCCTCCTCTTGAGCAGGGGTACTTCCCCATGCCTCAAAGATAGGGCATCCAGCAAGGTAAAGCAAATCATTCGGAATCCCTAGTGTTTACGGGCTTTGGGAACAGCCCCACCCCGTACTAGGGGGCAGGGCTACTCAACCAAGCCCTAAGCGGAGAAGGAGAACACTGAGGGCAGCCTCACCCTAGATGTTCAGAAGCATCGAGTCCACTGCCCAAAACACGCATTGACTGCACCATTGCAACAGGAATACTTAGAACACAATCAACTTGGTCATAACTGTTCAAAGATTGAATAAGAACTACGTGGTCTGGTTTTGCATCAGGCAACAAAATCCCGCAAGACACCACAACACAGGGTTGTTCATTGATCTCGTCTTTTTCCATCCATGTTGTTGTGTCGGCGTGTGCGTCATGCCAAATAATCTCCGCGAAGGTTGCCATCACAATACCGCCATATCCGACCAGCCTTTAGGGTCATGTTTGCCTACAAGGAAAGTAAGTGTTCCAGCCGTACTCCAGTTGCCTGTCATATCGGTATACCACTTAGAACCGCCATCGTTTGATGGACACTGGAAACGATACCAAGCCCCAAAATCCTGCACCTGCAAATGGTGTTTATGTGCCGTAACCCAAATATCAGGCTCACGCCCTTCCTCGCGCAATACACGTATGGACTGCCCACGCAACCATTCAACTTCCTTGCCACTGATCTTGTGACCATGAGTGAAAGCAACCTTCACGCCTGACAGGATTGATGTTGTGACCATCTCATCATGGGGTATCACCCATTTCATATTCTCTACTTCAGGTCTGCCAGCAAGTATGCGCTGCAAAGCATCAGTCAGGAAACCACCTGCGTTATCTGAATCTGTGGTCACGCTTTTGCCACCCCTGCGCATCCACTCACCGTGATTACATAAAACCGAAATGAACTCCGATTCATTGGCAAGCGCACTCAAACGCCGAACACCCTGCGCCCACAAATCCAAAGCCAACAACAATTGCTGGCGTTGCGTCAACTCAACAGTAAATAACTGGCTTGCATAGTTCCCGTCACAACCCTCGACAGGATCACCCATGTTCACAATTGCTATGCGCTCGATGTTGCGACCGCACTTCCGCAACTCTTTTACGCGATTGACCGTTGCATCAAAACTATCCAAGATGCGCTGAACGGTTGCATCAACACCACCACCAGCAGACTTACCTATTTGCTGGTCAGCCCAACAAACAACAAGCGTGGAAGGCAGCCCATCAGACTCTGAAAGGACTTTAGGTGTCGGCTTCCACTTAGACACATACTTTCTAATCTCATCAATTTCGCTCTCAGCCAACACCGTCACAGACTTGCGTCTAAACCTTGCCTTGTACGAGTACAACCAAATCAAGTCCCGATCACCGTTCTCCAAACGCTTAGAGGACTGCCACTTAGACATTCGCACCGTGTCATCAACAACTTCAAACACATTCGGATCAAGACCGAAAGATCGCAGCACTGAATTCCAGTCACCTGTCAGTTCTGTTGGCATTGCACCAGTAGATAATTCTCCACCATCTAAACCGATCTGCGCCCAAGCCTTGCTGTCGGTTTCTGCTTCTGCCTGCATTGCAGCCTTGTTGATTTGATCACCCAAACTCATCAGATACCTTCTCTGTTTCGCCAACGCTGGATTGCGTTACGGCTGACCTCAACACCGTTATCTTTTAATACTTGCGCCAACACAGAAGGCGAAACCGTTGAGTTCTGCAAAGCGCACAGAAGGTCTGCCCTGTCCTCACCCTGCATTGATTGAATCGCCAGATCAACTGTTGATTGTTTCCCACCAGTATTAACTGGCGTTGCCTCGATCTGCTTTAGCAGTTTTCCCATAGTCACCTTCTCTGTGATCTTGAATATGTGATTCCAATTTGTCATCAACCTTGTTCAAACCTTTGTAGATCATTCGCAGTTGCATCTGAACTACAGCATGATCCTCACGGTTCTCTAATCTGGCAGCCTTTGTCTCCTTCTTAAATGATTGCATGAAACCAACAACAATGCCACCAAGCGTTGTAATACAAGCAACAACTATTGAAGCAGCACCCAAATCCACTTATGCACCTACAACCACTTCCGCAGGCTTATTCGCCAGAAAAACAGCCTTAATCTGCTCAGACGATTTCTTGCCATCAACCTCAATGTGAAACCAATCCCCGTTGGGTGCGCCATGAACTGTCTCCTTTGTGTACTTTTGCCACGCCATATCGCGGTCACATTTAGCAGCCCTACCGTGTGGTGCAGGGAAATAGTCAATGATCATTTCAATGCCCAAAGCGTCAGCGTGTTTCACAAGATAATCCATTGCAGCCATAGCATATTTGCGCCCACCCTTAGCAACGCCTTGTTTACCGTTGTTCATGTTGCGCCAAGAAATATCGCAGGCTCGACCCGTTGCATGAACCGAAAGTGACTCTTTGCCACGCATATTGCGAACGCCCCAACTGCCATTATTCCAGAGCGCAGGACTGTAAACCTTAAAGAGTTCGCGCATCACCGCAGTCAGTTGTGGATGTTCCCCTGCTGCTGCACCATCTTTGTTGCCTGTATATGGGCGTTTCACTTAGCAACCTTCTTGGCAGCAATTTTCTTTGGTGTAGCACCAAACGCTGCATCAATCTCATCCATAGTGAGTTTGCCATCCACACTTGCACGTGCAAGAGATTCAGCAACTTTGAACACAGACACAGCACCAGCCAACGCTGCAGCCTTCCATAGTTCTAACTCTGGTGCGATAACGCTTGCGCCAGTGATAACACCTAACGCATTAGTGAGAAACAAGGCAACAATTCTGCCTACAACATCCTGTGCTTTTTTCATTCTTGATCGCCTTTCCTTAACATTGTTGCTATGAAGTGTACTAGCACTGTCAGACAGGTAATCCACAAGGCTTGACGCAAGGTAGTTCCAGACAGTGTGAGCAGCACTAAACCTGTTCCAGCCCACACCCAAGCGTTCTCAATCAGGTAATCAAGTATTCGTTTCATGTACGCCTCGAGGGTGCAGGGGATGGCATTGCCACAAGAATTGTAGTACCTGCAATAATTGTGCGCCTGACAGCAACATTCACATTAGAACCCAATGGCACGTAGGTTGCGAAACCTTCATTGCCGAAAATGTTTAGCGTTTCCTCAAATGCTTCTTTCACCTCATCGGGAACAGCAGGATTGTTCATTGAGTCAGAGATAACTGCTGCCATTGATTCCGATAGTTGTGTTGGCTCAATTGCCTGAAACAATTCTTGTGCCTGTTCCCCCGTAATTGCAGACAGGACTTCTACGGCTGCCACCAACTGTTCAGCCTGTTCTGATGTGATCTCGCTGGCAAGAATTGTGTCCACAATTTCTGTGATCTGTTCTGGGGTTGCTTCTGATAGTGCTGTTAGGGCTTCCACGAACTCTGCCTGCGTTAAAGGCTCACCAGTTTCTGGGGTTGTGTAGATGCTGGTTGTGGTTTCTGGTGCGTTAGAAACGCTCACAGGAGGCAATACGGGGATTGTGGTGGCAGGGATAGTGGTGCTTGTAGTCTGTGGGGATGTGGTCAGCGTTGTTTCTGGTAGCGGTTCTTGCGTGGTTGTTGTGGCTGGTATTGAAGTGGTTGCCACGATTGTTTCAACAGGTTGAGGATTGGACTGAATAGATGAGGATGTTTCTGGGACTGTTGATGTTGTTTGTGGTGCTGCCGTTGTGGTTGGCAGGTAAATAGATGTTGTGGTGGTGCTTGATGGCATCCCCGTTGTCGTGGTACTTGGTTCTGTGGTTGTCGTGGAAGGCTCTGGCAACGGATCAGAAGTAAAATACTCTGGTTGGACAATCGCCCAACCCGTGTTGTCAATGTTCCATGCAAGCATGAAGCAGGTCGCACCGCCCGCCTCGTAAAACCAAGCATCAAGAGTTGCAGTGCCAGCAGCAATATCAATCAACCCTGTTTCCGTCGCGGAACATCCCTGATCCTGCCAAACACCAAACTCCTGTGAGCCAATCTGTATTGTTCCACCATCATCTGACGCAATCCAAAACTCAATCGTTTCATGCTCTGGGATTTGCAGATAGCCCGTGTAATGAAGCATGAATAAATCCCAACCGCAATCACCAAACAAGTTTTGCTCATAATCAAATGTCACATTGATAAACGGTTCAACACTGCTACCGCACAAAGGGTAAGCAAGATCAGATTTAGTTGGTGGTATCTCCGTGATTGAATATCCACGAACTAGCAGCCCTGTTTGTGATGCCTGTGCAGGTTGTGGTGCGAACAGCGCAAAGATTGCTACAGGGAGAAAGATCAGCCAGCGTGAACCACGCATTGACTACTCAGTAGGCGGAAATGGTGGTGGTGTTGGTGTTGGTGGTGGAACAATGCAAACACCGTTCTCAACATCCCAACCAATAGCGCAAGGATTTGCTTCAGTGTATTCAATCCATTCACCTGATTGTTCTGATATCCATTCCGCATCAGCAACGACCACATTGATAACAATGTCATTTTCAACTTGTGCGTATGTTGCCATAGTTCCTATACCTCGTATTCAATCCACACATAGCCCGTACCTCCTGCTGAACCGCTTGCACCTGCTGTACCGCCAGCACCGACTGTCACCGTAATTGATGCTGCTGGTGTTGTTGTTGCGCCTGCAGTAATTAGTGCGCCATCCATAGCCCTACCGCCACCATCAGCGTAAAAAGAACCTGAACTAAATGAACTAATCGCTGCCCCTTGTCCACTGTTCACTGTTCCCGCTTGCGTGTTGCCAACTGTTGCACCAATAGTGCCAATACCCAGCCCACCAGTAGCAGAAACTGTTCCTCCTGCAAAAGCAACTGATGAAGTTCCGCCAGTGCCACCTGCAGCGCCAATACCAGCACCACCGCCACCGCCCAAGATGTATGCGACTGCATAGGTAACACCTGTTGGCACAGTAAATGTTCCACTAGCGGTAAATCTTGTTACCTGTTTCATTTTAGATGCACCACCTGAAGGAAAAAATATGAAAACGGATGCGGATAATGCGACAAGTGTACCACCCGCATATTGTGCCAAAGCCAAAGAGCCTGACGGATTGATTGTTACACCAGCACCAGCAGTCAAAGTTGTTACACCAGCACCCTTATTCGCAACAAAAATCATGTCACCAACACCAAAGATTGAATTGTTGATGGTGAGCGTGTTCGCTGAAGCAACATTCATCACGATTCGTTTGCCAACATCACCGACAACAGCCGTATATGAAGCAGTTTGATCGTTGATTGGCAGGGTTGTGATTGCGTTCATCTGTGCTGCAGTGAGCACATTTCCTGATCCAAATGGGAATGGTGTAGCCATAATGCCTCCTAGTGTAACACTCTAAGCCAATGCGTTTGTTGAGTCCAGCACGCCAAAAGTTGCATCATCAAGCGTGAATGGATAAACCAAATCAGCCACAGCAAGCCCATATTCAACCGTGTGCGAACTAGGCGTGATCACATGACGGATGTTCTCAATGCTGTATTCCTTCGTGACACTGGCAGGTGTTCCCGTAGGGTAGGTGCGTGTGATGCTGACAACATCAGCGATCTCAACAGCAGTCAAAACAGCCTGATTCCCTGAACTCAACGGGTTGTAAATAGTCTGCAACTTGTCAAACCTGTACTCAGGCAATTTGTATCTATCTAGCAAATCGGTTGCCAGCGTCAAGGCTGCAGCATCATCCACCAACAACAGCCCTGAAAGGTTGAGTGTTGAAATCCCATACTCCGTTTGTGAAGCAACATCATTTACCGTTTGATCTGTGCCACCCTCAACAGTACAAACCACCTTGTTGTATAGGAACTCTTGACCATACATAACTGACAGGCTGGTGTACGGGATGTTCGTTCCAGTGTCAGTGAAGTATGCGCTAGGTGTAGCAAACGAGGCTGCAATTCGATCTGTGAAAGTCAGATCACCATTCGCTGCAACAAAGAAATAGCCTTGTTCACTGGTAGCAACTGATTGCAGATAGGTGAGGATGTTTGTGTTTGCACCGATCTCAAATGTTGCGCCACCACCCAATGTTGCTGAACCAGTATCAATATCTCTGGTGGCAGGATAACCAACTTCTGGCAAATCAAGGATTGTGGAAACACGTGTTCCAGACAACTCTTGTGTTGGTGTTAGTGCGTTTTCTGTGAATGTGTTAGCCAACAGCACGAAGTCATCTGACGCTGTGATAGTCACATAACTGTTCTCACTGGTTGCATTCGGATTGTTTGGTTCATACGAAACATCTATATCTGTGATGCGACCCTTAAACAATGCAACACCATCAGAAAAGACCGACACTTTCCTACGTGGTGCAACACCAGAAACACCAAGCGTGCTATTCCAATATGGTGAACTCTCATTGATTGGGTCAAACCTGCGATCACGGTTCAGCAGACGCACGCTGAAAGTGCCAGCGTTAAAGTTCTGCAACTGGTCAGATCGCCCTCGCGAAATAGAAATGTCTTGGGCATAGGCAGAAACATCATCACCAATCAATGTGCCATCAAGATAATCCTCATCCAACACACCAAGCGTTGCTGAATCCAATGTGAAAGGATTTACAGGGAAACCCAACTCCATGAAAATCTGGATATCCTCACCCCACGCCATTGCTGTCATATCATGCAACCTTCAGTGGTAACGCACCATTCCTGCGCTGATACCTAGTCAAAACATCAACAATTTCATCACCAAGTTTTGCAGGGTCAGTACCCATGCCAGCATTGATTGTCAGGTTGATAGTCATTCCTGATTGAAGTTTGTCAAGAGGAATGATTGCCTCTGCACCAGACTCACCTGCAAGCACCTGTGTTGGCTTTGTGATGATTCCTCCCTGTGCCATAGCCAAACCCTTTGCCTTGTAATCAGCATAAAGTTTCGGGAAATCTTGTTTTGCTTGTGCCAGTGGTGTTTTGGATTTCAACGCTTTCGAATTTGGATGCAACGCACGCACTGCCTCCATGAACGAACCAAACACACCGCCAGTTGGCTTAGGCGCAACACCAGCCTTTTCTTCAGCAGCCGTAGCATCACCAGCATCAACACCCGTTCTTGCTTTGCGTGCTTTTTCCTCTGCTTCAGCAAGTTTTTCAACCGCTTCTGTTTGGCGTTCAATCGCTTCAGTGACAGCATCAGTAGCATCTGCCTGCTCCCTCTTAGCGTCATTCAACTTGTC